GGGAAGAAAACCAAGGTCACCGCGATCTTTGAACGTGGTATCCTCCCAATTTACAAGGTGACAACAAATGACGGCGCATCAACGTTGGTCGATGGGGATCACCTTTGGTCCGTGCACGATGAAGATACAGATGCGTTCAAGGTGGTGCCCACTCTCGAATTGCTGGCGATGCTCGCCGCCGGGCGAACCGTCTCGATTCCATTGCTCTCCGGGCCGGCCGAATTCCTCCTGAAGCCTGAACTTCCAAACGCCTTTAACGCGGGCGTGATGACGATGGCCAACAGCAGCCTCTACGCTGACGATATCGAGCGGCCGGACCCGCGTCCGTTTGAGACTGCATCCGTCGATCAGCGCATAAATTGGCTTTCTGGAGTGATCCGGGGAAAATGCCGGGTGCGGGAAGCCGGCTATTTTCAGGTGACGCTCTGGCAGACAGAATTGGAGTTGCGCGACGTCATCGTTCAGGTGGTTCGCAGTCTTGGCGGGTTGGCATTCGCCGAGCGCACGAGACAGCGCTGGAGCATCCGCATCCATCTTCCAGATGATCTTTGGAGGCCGATCGTCGGATATCCCCGACCACAGAAATACATGAAACGGCGCTGGAAAAAATTCCACCCCGGCGTGCCGACCCGCCACATCATCAGTGTTACACCGGCCGGCAGCGACCAAGTCCGCTGCATCTCGGTAGCCGCTCCCGACAGCCTCTATGTTACCGAAGAGCATCTGGTTACCCACAATACAGTGTCGGCGCTCGGGATCGCCAACAATATTGGCGAAGTCAGGTCGATGCTGGTCATTTGTCTGGCATCCCATAAAATCCACTGGCAGCGAGCGGTCGAGCGATGGGACCTGAACGGCCTGTCCGTTGGCATCGCCGAAGGCAGCTATTTTCCGGACACCGAATGCGTTGTCATCAATTACGACATCCTGCATCGCCATTATGACGCTCTGCGGGCCGGTACGTGGGACATCATGATCGTAGATGAAGCGCATTTCCTGCAAAATGCAGAGTCCCGCCGGACATTGAACGTATTTGGTGGAAAGCTCAGAGTCCGGGAAGATCAAGACGCGCCGGAGGAGGATGAAGACGGAAACCTTGTCAAGCAAAAGAAGAGCAAGGGTAAGTTCGTCTGGAAGAAGTGGGAATCAATCTCAGCAAAACGCGAGGTGTTTCTGACAGGTACTCCGATTCCTAATCGCGTCAAGAATATGTGGCCGATCATCAAGCGGTGCGATCCGAAAGGACTCGGTCGCAATTATGATGCATTCGCGATCCGCTATTGCGGTGCCTATGAGACCTTCCACGGCGTGAACGACAATGGTGCATCCAATCTTCCTGAACTGAATAAAATCCTCAAAGACCGCTTTATGATTCGGCATTTGAAGGCTGATGTGTTGAAGGACCTGCCACCGAAAATTCGCCAAATCATTCCACTCGCCAGTGAAGGCTTGCAGAAGAAGGTTCAGGCTGAGAAGGATGCAGTCGCAGAACTCCTCGCAGCTTACGAGGCGCAGATGGGCATCCATATCGATTTGGATGACGAAAGCCTTGCGGAACTCGTGATGCGCGCCCGGCCGCAGATGCTGAAGGACTATGCGGAAACCGTCGAAGACAATATCGGCATGGATACGCCGCTGAACAAACTCGCCATCGCAAGACAGGAGCTTGCGCTGGCCAAGGTTCCCATGGCGATCGAATACATCACGAACCTGATGAACCAAGGTTTCAAAGTCGTGGTGTTCGCCTATCATCGTGCGGTGATCGAGGCATTGCGTGACCGTTGGCACAATTCCTGTGCCCTGATCTATGGCGGGACGCCGACGAAGAAAAGACAAGCCGAAGCCGATCGATTCCAGAACGACCCGAACTGCAATCCGTTCATCGGTCAGTACACAGCGGCCGGTACCGGCTACACTTTGACCCAAGCTTGGCACGTCGTTGGTGTCGAGATGACATGGCTTCCACACGAACTGACGCAGTCGGAGGATCGCTGCCATCGCATCGGACAAGAAGATACCGTGTGGGTGCATCACCTTGTGGTCGAAGGATCGATGGACGAAGGCATGTTCGCCAAGATCGTCGGAAAGCAGAAAATCATCGACGCGGCGCTGAACTAGCGTTTCCAACTTTTGTCAATCGTTTCTTGACAAAATGGTTAATGGCCGATATTGCTTGTCAAGAATTTCTCGACACAGAAGGTACCAGAATGGCTTGGGCTACAACGTATACTGGCAAGCAGGTCTATTATTTTGACCCTCAGCCGGAGCAGATCGACCTTGTCGATATCATCATCTCCCTCTCTCGCAACCACCGCTTCGGCGGCTTCTCCCCGATCAAGATCGCGCAGCATATTCTCGAAGTCGCCTCCGGCATGGCCCGCGAAGTCGCTGAGAACGGCGGATCGTTGCAGGAGCAGGCTACGGCGTTTCTGGTTGGACTGCTGCATGATTTTCCTGAATACATCCTGCTCGACGTTCCGACGCCGATGAAGCGTGTCCTTGGCTCGGCCTACACCAATCTCGAAGCCACTCTGCTTCGCGCCATTCTACGCAAGTGGAACATCGAACTCGATTACTGGCGTCTCGAAGAACTGATGAAGAAGCACGACTCGATCGCAGTCCAGTCGGAGGCTATCCGCTTCAAGCTCGATGGCCACGTTTTCGACTATGACACCGAAGAGCATGTGCCGACCGGTGTCTGGCGGTGGGTCGATCCGAACGCGCCACAGCCGTATTCGGACACCGTCTATGACGAAGACACCGTTCAAGACTTCCTCGGATATCGCTTCGTCCAGTGCATGGTTCTGACCGGCCGCGCCGCGCTGCTGCCGGAGTGGCTGCTTCGCCAGATGGCAGAAGAAGCGCCGACGCCGGAACAGGCGATGGCGACCATCACGTGGCAGCTTCCGTCCCTCTTCGCCGACGAAACACAGGTGCTCGTATCCGCATGACAAAACCTGATTCCGCTATGCTTGGCGGCTCTGGATACGAGCGCGTCGAGAATGATTTTTATCCCACCGAAGAAGCCTGCTCAGTTGCTCTATATCGCTTTTTGCGAGAGCATCGACTGATCAACCGGCACTCTCCGGTCTACGAGCCAGCCTGCGGCGACGGCGCAATCTCGAACGTCTATTCGAAGTTCGGTCACAAGGTGATTTCGTCCGATCTGCACCCGCAGATGGCCGGAGCCTATGTCAGGGATTTCTTGACAGAACCTTTGGCGGAGTTCGACCCGAACGGCGAGCGTCCGGTACTGATAACCAACCCGCCTTACGCAAAGCCGTGGCTCGATAAATTCATCAAGCGTGCGGTGGAGCTTGTCTCGCAAGATGGCATCGTAGCTGCATTTTTGATGCGAAACGAAGTTGATTGCGCCAACGGCCGGGCCAAGTTTTTCCGCGACAGTCCATTTTACTTCGGAAAACAGGTTCTCCTCTGGCGTCCACGTTGGATACCGGGATCAACCGGAAGTCCAAGGCATAACTATGCGTGGTATATATGGGCTCCGAAGGAAATGGCCTTCCAGTCCGTGATCAACTATTCCTTCAAGCCAAAGGTGTAACCTTGCGCGCTGTGCTTTTCGATTTGGAAACGGACGGACTTCTTCCCGAAGTCTCAACAATCTGGTGCATTTGCCTCCGGATTATTGAGGACGGCGCGGAAAGTCCGACGTATTCCTATTCGAATAATCCGAAGACAGGTGAGGATGACATTGATGATGCGATTGGCATCATCGAAGAAGCCGACATGATCATCGGCCAGAACATTCTCGGCTACGACTTGAAGGTCATTGACAAGCTCTATGAGGATTTCCGTCCGAAAGAGGGCCAGATCGTCCGCGACACGCAGGTCATGTCGCAGATGTATTTCGCCAATGAGAAGGATAAGGACTTCGACCGCTGGCGGCGCGGCACGCTCGACGGTGAGCATATCGGCCGGCACGGTCTGGCTGCTTGGGGTCAGCGTCTCGGCCACTATAAGGGCGACTACGCCAAGGAAATGATCGCCGAAGGCAAAGACCCGTGGAAAGATTTCGACCACGTGCGCGGCGTCCCCTATTGTGAAGACGACGTCGAAGTCAACAGCCGCTTGTGGCGTAAGATCGAGGCTTTCGATTGGTCGGAAGAAGCGATCATCCTCGAACACCAGATCACCGAACTGATGTCCTTGCAGGAGGAGTACGGTTTCTGGTTCAATCGCAAGCACTGCGAAGAGATCGTCATCGAACTCGAATCGGCGTATGACAATCTGGAAGCCGATGCCATCTCGCATTTTGGTAAGTGGTGGTCGCCAGAGAAGAAATATGTCGGCGAGCCTCGCGAGGATTTCGGCGAGAATTCCAGCCGCTCAATGTGGGCGGAAGTCACCATTGAGAAGCGCGAGACCCGCAAGCGTACTGAGAAGGAAGGACCGCTGGCCAATATCCAGCAGCAGTTCTCGCAGGACGCACCCTACTGCAAGATCAACTACAAGGAATTCAATCCGGGCTCGCGCGTCCAGATCATCGACCGTCTGAAGACGATCTATGAATGGGAGCCGGTGGACTTTACTGAAAAGGGTAACCCCGAAGTCAACGACGAAGTTCTGCGCGGGCTCTCCGAGCATTGGCCGATCTGCGAAACGCTGGCGGAACTATTCTTCTATTCCAAACTGCTTGGAATGATGAAGGACGGTAAAAACGGATGGTTGCGGATGGTGGATGCCGGTGGCTTCATCCATGGTCGCTGTAATCCCGGCGGCACACGGTCCGGCCGCGCATCGCATTCGAGTCCCAACATTGCGCAGGTGCCGAAGGTTGTTGCGGTCGATGTCATCGATAAGATGTCTGGCGATTTCAATCCAAGGATTTTGATCAACGGCAAGCCGCCGGCTGAAGCCTTCAAAGACGATGGCTCTCCGAAGAAGTCGATGATCCTCAAAGGCCGGCCCGGCGATTATGGTTGGGAATGCCGATCGCTTTTCGCCGCTCCAAAGATCGACGGCCATCAGTGGTGGTTGATGGGATGCGACTTGAAGGGCGTCGAACTGCGCTGCTTCGGCCATCACCTCGCAGAATACGATGGTGGTGCTTATGCAGAAATCGTCATCAACGGCGACGTCCATACGGTCAACCAGAACGCCGCCGGACTGAACAGCCGAGATCAGGCAAAGACCTTCATTTATGCCACGCTCTACGGCGCTGGCGATGAAAAGATTGGCTCGATCGTCTGTCTTCCGAACACGCCGATCGCGCAGATGAAAGCGCGCGGGCGGGAACTGAAGGCAAAGTTTCAGGAAGGCTTGCCAGCGTATCGTCATCTGGTCAAGCGCATTGCCAAGGAAGCTCGGCGCGGTTTTCTGATCGGTCTCGACGGACGCAAGCTGTGGGTCAAGTCGGCGCACTCTGCCCTCAACCTTCAGCTTCAGTCGGACGGAGCTTTGCTCGCGAAGAAGTGGGTATGCCTGTTCTACCAGTACATGGAAGAGGCCGGCTACGTGATGGGCTTCAACGGTGATTTCGTTCCGGGTCTTTGGATTCACGATGAAATCCAGTGCCCGTGCCGCACCAAGGAAATTGCTGAACACGCTGCCGAGCTTTGCAAAAAGGCTGCGGAAGATTCCGGCAAGCATTTCAATTACCGAGTTCCGATCGAGGCAGATGCCAAGGTCGGTTTGACATGGGCGGCGACCCACTAGGAGACCTTGATGAAGTTTGAAAATGTGGTGGCAAGTGCAGTGGTTGGTGCTCTGGCGATTGTCGTCTTCACCGGCTTCTTCTGGTGGAAAACCTACACATGGTCCGAGTGTCGGGCCGTTCATGGCTGGCCCTATTGTGTGGCGGAGATGCTGCGCTGATGGACATCGAACGCAAGCCCACCAAGGACGTCCATGACGCTCTGAACCGGTTGGAAGAAGAATGCTCTGAACTCATCAAGGCGATCTGCAAGGCGCGCCGGTTCGGGATTTATTCATTCCACAAGAACGGCAACACCGGTGCCGAAGAGATCATGCTGGAAGCACACGACGTCCGTCAGCTTCTGGCCGATGTGCAGACCCGGTATGACGACGGGCAATTCGAAGAACTTCTCAACAACTGGAGATAACAGGATGAGTGCAGACGCTGAAAAGAAGAGCGAAGTGTGGGACCTTACGGTGTCTGGCACGGTGCGCTATCGCACCACATTCGCCGAGCCCGTCACCGCCGCAGAGGCGATCGAGCTTTACAACAACGAAGAGCATGAAGATGTCATCGACGTCGAGGATATTCATCTCGTGGCGGTCGAGGCGAAGTGATGGCGGACAATCACTATGTTCTCGCCTCCGGTGACGATTGGGAAGGACTTTACTTGAACGGTGTCGTCATCCAGCAGGGTCATGAAGTCACCGTATCGGATTTTGCTGACACTATTCTTGCCAACGGTGGATATGTCGCGACTTTCACACGCGCCTCTGTCGATCTCGATTGGCTCTCGAACGAAGGCTGGCTCCCGACCAGCCTTGGTGATGTTAAATTTGAAGACGGCCAAGCCGTCCAACTGGTGGTGATCTGATGTTCAGTACACAATATCTTGACGCCTTGGGCAGCGTACTTCGCGGGATGTTTTGGCTTGCGGTTGTCGGCGTCATCTCGATCTTCGGGGCTTTCCTCGGCCTGATCGGACTGCTCCTTTATTGGGCCTTCGGCTGAAATTAAACCAGAATTGGAACAAAACTATGGGAATGCCCAACAAAGGAACCATCGCTGAACGCATTGATGAGGTTGTCGCCAATATTGCATCAGACATCGCCTCGATCTTCAGTCTCGGCAAGATCGTGCTCGACAACACCGATGAAGAGCGCATCAAACTGCTGATGCATTTCGAGCAGGTTGGACTTGTTCGCAGCCACGTCGCCGCCCGCACCGTCACCTTCATCCGGCTCTGACATGAGCGAGAAACTACCCTTCTACATGATGTTACTCGAAAATATCGAGCCATCTGAAACCAATCTTCAATTGGTTGAGACAATCCGCCGGCCAGCGCTCAACGCCTGTA